AACGGGCTGTAGCGCAGTTTGGTAGCGCGTCTGCTTTGGGAGCAGAATGTCGCAGGTTCAAATCCTGTCAGCCCGACCGGAAGCCTTGGAAACATTACGTCTCCAAGGCTTTATTTTTTCTTGGCCGTAGGCTATCGACACGATTCGACACGATGACCGCGCAACCTCCGCGTCTAGACGGTCTTCAACTGTTCAGCGCGCAGCTCGCCAATCGCGTCCGCCACATCGTCCAATCGTTCCGGCCAGAGAGCCGTGTATGTGTTCAGCGTGATGCTGGGTGAGGAGTGGCCGAGCTGCATCTGTAGGGTCTTCACATCCGCGCCTTGAGCAATCGCAAAGCTCGCATAGCTATGCCTCAAACTATGGATGGTCACGCCCTCGTCCTCCATGCCGGCCAGTCGGACGGCCTTTCGCCAGACACGCGTCCGCCACGTGTTCGTCCACAGGTTCCCGCCTCTTGCCGCGCGGAACAGCCAGTCGTCGTCGCCCATGCCCTCCATCTGCCGTTCGATGGACGGTATGAGGAATCTGGGTATGGCGATGCTGCGCGGTTTGCCGTTCTTCGGCGTGCCCAGCACAAGCCTGCCTTTGCCGTCGTCGGTCCAAGTGCGGCGGATGCGCGCCCTGCGTGATTCCACATCCACGTCGCCGCATTTGAGTGCCAGCGTCTCGCCAATGCGGGCACCGGTGTATGCCTGCCAGCGGACGATCAGCCCGTCTACCGGCCGTCCTGCCCGTTCGGCCATGCCGGCCAGCAACTCCACCTCCTCGACGGTAAGGAACACCATGTCGTCATCGGATTGCGTGATGCGCGGCACGGTGACCTTTTCAATGGGGTTCTCTCCGATCCAGCCGTGCTCCAAAGCGAATTCCATGACACCGCCCATGACGACCTTGACGATGTTGCGGATGCTGCGTGGACTCAATGGCTTCGATTCGCGATCGTCCTGCAGTTCGGCGGGATACCCGCCTTCGGTGAGCTGCGTGACCCACTGTTGCAGTTCGTCGCGTTGGATTTCCCTCAGTGTGCGATCGCCCCACTTGGGGTTGATATAAACGCGCAATTCGCGGCGGTATCTGCCCAAAGTGCCCTGTTTGATATCCATCTTGCCGTCCGTCCATTCAGAGGCAACGTCCCGGAAGATGCGTAGTTCCTGCTGCGGGTCGCGGTATTTGCCGCGTCTGATGTCGTCCTCGATGGCCGCTGCGTATTCCTCAGCGTCACGGAGCTTGGCGAAGTTCCGTGATTTCTGGACGCGTTTGCCGTCTCGAAGCGTGTACCAGCGGCATCTCCACCGTGAGCCTTGGCCGTACAGCGCGGACCGCCATTTGTCGGGCACATTGGCTTTCATCGGATCCTTCGCATTGGCCAGCGACTGTTTCGCGGCCCTGCTGGGCGGGTTGCCGTCCTCGTCGTTTTTGAGCCATCTGTCGTCTACGAACGCTCTGGCCATGGTTGTCTCTTTCCGAGGATCCGCGCTACACTGTGCGTGGAACCTCATTTTGGTGAAAACGGAAATGCTGATTGTTGGTTCCTTGGGTTCCGTCCGACTGTGTTCGGGCGGGATCCTTTTTTGTTTCCCGTCGCGGTATGTGGACGCTGAACTTCTTTTATTGCACGCACACGCCGGAATCGTACAACAGCTGCCGATAGTCCGACAGTACTTGGATGGTGACGCCCAATTCCACGGCCATCATCCACGTATTGCCTTCGTATATCTGCTCCACCATGCCATAGTCCACGGGACTGATCAACGCCAGCGCGGTCTCCCTGCGACACCGGCGCTCGCACTTCAACCCGTATTGGCTACCACAGCCTGGATCGTGGTGTTTCGCGTGGATGAGCTCATGGCACAGCGTGCAACGGCGCTGGCGCTGGTTGAGCCAATCGGCCAGCAGAATGAGTTTGTGTCGATCGTCGTATAGGCCGCATATGTCACGGGGAAGGTCGCGTGACATGACTGACAGACCCATGGATTCCGCGTTCCGGTGAAGCTCCGCGATGGTCTTGTTATCCACATTCCTCTCTTCCGGAAGTATTGTTTTTCGAGAAGTACTTTTTTGCTGTTTGTCAAGTTCTGCTTGACAGTTGGAGTGTCGTATGTGATGCTTGAATCAGCTCATCTACCGAGTTGTAGAAGGAGTCTCCAGGGTCGCTGCGGCGGCCCTTGCTTTTTATTGAACGCAATTCCCGTTCAAACTTGACTGATCATATTCTTTCAGAAGTTTGTTGAAGCTATGATCATGGTCGACGTAGTAGGCGGTGACCAACATGCAGTAGCCTCTGTCCTTATGTGGTTCCAGCACGACTAGATACCGTTCTGATTCAATGAGGATATATAACCTATCGCGGCCATGCTTATGCTTCCTCCAGATTAATGGCGCATCACATACCTCATAATGGCATTGCGGACAATCCTTTGCGTTGTCAATCGTCTTCCGTGGAAACCTGATCCGCTCACATCTACGCAGATCGACATTCCTCTCGCCGGTTGTGTAGTCTTCGACGCTGGTGATGTGGAAAAACCCAGCCCATTTTCCGTCGGTCTCCTCTTTCTGGCGGCGCACGGAGACCCTCAGACCGTCGAATGATGGGTGTGAATCTATGAAGTCCTGCCTGAAGATTGCGTAAATCCTATCCTCGTATACGGCGAAGTCTTCTATCGGGGATTTGGGTACGAGCTCCGGTATCCAATGCGGTGTCATGCGTTCCGTCCTTCCCAGACGAAGATGTTGAACTTTCGCGTGCCCAGGGTTGTTGACTGGGTGAGACGGAGCTTTGATTTCATGCGTATGTAGTCGATGATTTCAGCTTTCGCGCCCGATGGTTGGGGGATGGTCGTCCGGTTCGCCCTGCAGACGGCCCCGTTGATCACATCGGTGATCTGCATCATCTGCACTTCGTCCGAACGGATCGGCTGCACTTTCTTGATGCACTCGTGGTTGAAGTCGTAATGGCTGTTCGCCAGCACTTCCTCAAGTTTCTCGGTACGTTGCGCGGAATGCGTGTCCTTGATGTCCACGTACACGTTGTAGGTGTTCGTGGAGTCGAACAGCCTGTTCAACATGGTGAAATACATCTTGTAATACCAGTCGTTGTGCGACTGTGACCATGCCTCATGGTTCAGGCGCGTCTTCTTGGCCACCAGAACGCGGAACCTCATGTCGTCATCCAGGAAGAAGCAGTTCAGTAGGTCCTTGTAAAGGTCGATTTTCGGCATGCTGGCCTTCGTCCACTTCACTTCCGTACGTGCCTTGACGCCGTAACGTGCCTTGATCTGGAGGATGTTTTCCGTGATCTCCTGCTTTTTATCCTTGGGAATGATGAGGGCTCCAAGGACCATAACATCGCTGTCGTCATGTTCCAGATGACAGCTCTCGTCACAATACAGGTTGTATTCGGTCATTCGTGTTCCTTTCAATCCATCAATCGTCCGGCGTCTCGGCTTTGAGTCGTGCGTTCGGATCCCTGTTTGCGGCCACGTCATAGTCCTCTGGATGCGCGGCGATACGGTCGATGAGATCATCGGTGATCTGGGACTCGCGCTCGCGAGCTTCATTGCGCGCGGCTCTAGCAATGAATTTCTCGGCTTCCTCAATGAGTTCATGTGGATTAATACCGAAAACTTCTGCTAGCTGAGCTATTTGCGTTACTTTGATGTCGCGCTCGTTTTTCAACATTCTGATTAGCGTTCGCTCTGGTACGCCAGACTTCTCCGAAAGCTCTTTGATGGTTAATCCTGCTGCAGAACGTTCTGCAGCAATTGCTTTAGCTGTTGCTTCATTAATGTCCATATGGACAGTATAACGACTGTAAATTTGCTAACAACTGCCCGTTTGGGCGTGTCGCACTTGCATACTGCCCAAATGGGCATTAGTATGCAAAGCATGGACAGCATGAAGTATTCAGCAACAGTTGCAAAACGAGTTGACAAGGCTCTTTCCAGTGCGAAATTCAGCGTTTCTGAGGCGTCGGAGAAGTCTGGAATCCCTCGAGTCACATTGACAAGGAGGCTTAGATATCCAGCGTCATCGCCATTCACTGTTCGTGAATTGCATCAAATTGCTGAAGCGATTGGGTGTGATGTCAGTGAGTTCTTCGTCAGAGACAAAAAATCATAAGTCGCTGACGCATGAATCGAAAGGAGAATCCGAAATGAGCATCAACATTCCGGCCGAGACGGCGGATGAATCCACGAACCCGATTTCCGTTGAGGAGTTCGAACGCCTGCACCCGGCGATGCTGGGCGCGATAAGGAAAGCCGTCCGCGAGGAACCAGTTCGAACGGTTATCGGAACAGTGGGCGGCGACAAGAGGAGCCACCTGTCCAGCCTTGACCTGCGAGGCATCGGCATCGAGGTCAGACGGCAGTTGTCGGCCCGCGACATGACGACCGAAGTCATGGGCTCGATTCTCGAGCACATCAATCAGGCCGCGGACCGACTAAGCACGGAGATACAGGAACTCCGTTCAGAACTTATCCGAGAGCACGTCGAGACAGTAGGCGGCGGATGCCATGGAAGCATCCATCGAATCGAATCCCTTGGCGAGGAGGGAAAGCCCTTGGCACAGGGTTCTCATCCTCTCGTCGGGATCGGACGTTTCGGCGGCCTTCCCAAACACGGCGCTCGCCTTCGCGAAATCGGATCCATTGCTCATATTCTCACCTCCCTTCTTTGCGCGGGTCTGCTCATTCTCCCACTCGGCAGGAAGGCCCTCAAACGAAACACGTCGGAAAAGCAATCGGCGCTTACCAACGCATGAAAGGAGCAGGCGCGTGATGGATGACAAAGAGGTGTTCGCCGCATTGGCGGCGGCGTTGAAGCCGATGAACACAACGAAGGACATCGCGGACAACTGCGGCATCAAGGAAGGCACCCTGGCGTACTGGCGTAGCGCGGGCATCGGCCCGAAGTTCGTGAAGGTAGGACGAATCGTCATGTATCCGAAGGAGCAGATGATCGCCTATTTCGCGCAACACCTGTACCAGTGCACGGCCGAATACGAGGAAGAGGTAGGTGTGCGATGACCGACAACGACTGGCGTACCGATACCCCGTGGCCTGACCCATGGGAAGAAAAGGAGGACAAATGAACGCCATCCGCAAAGCCTGCGTCGAAGCGATATTCAGGGAATTCGATGACGAAGGCGACGCCATCCGTCCGGCCTATGCCGACGGGTGGAACGACATCGAAGCAAGGCGTTCACTCGGTCACATCGTCGGATTTATCGACATCGATGTGGCCGACCTCGTGGACATCGTCATCGACACCATCAACAAGGAGCTGATGTGATGAAGGCCCTTGCCCGCATCATCTTGCATCAGCTGCTGTTCGCGGTGTGGTTGCTGGCCATGTGGGTGCTGTATTGCACGCCGGCGTGCATGCACCCGATCGAACATCTCATCGCCGTGCCGTTCGCGGTGCTCATCCCGACGGCCGTCATCATGCGTCGCCTGTGCTCCGACCCCCGCTTCATCCGATGGGCGGAAGAACTCGAGCGATGAAAGACTTGGGCGGCTCCTCACACATTGCGGCATGGACGTGGTTCGTCATGCGCGGTCATGCCGGAACCGCCCACCCGTCAAGGAAAAGACGTTAAAACCGGTCGGACGGGTCATCTTCTCTCTTCTCCTCCCGCCCGGCCCTCGCCGGGGCCCGCGATTGGAGGCGGGCGCCATGGATCGGCGTGTTCAGGTCACGCCGGCGGTTGGATGCGCGGTTCGATTCCGCGCCCCGGCACGAACCAATCCAAAGGAGGCAAAAGTTGCCAAGCAAAACACCAATTAGACCAGAAGGCGAGAAGTGGTTCGAGTGGCCGCTTACGCCGGCCAGCGCCGGCATGACGGCCGCCGAGCTGATCGGCGAGCTGTACGAGACCATCAGCGCGCTCAACCGCGACAGGGGCTGGAACCTCACCATGGTCGCCCCCGCACGCTTCGGCGAGATCGTCATCGACCGCGAGGCCGGATGCCTCCGCGCGAAATGCGCGTGGAAGGCCAAGGATCCCAGCCAGCTCGGCCCGGAGCCAGCCGGATACGTGAAGGGAGCCTGACATGGCCATCGGAGAGACCGTCATCACCATCGTCGGCAACCTCACCGCGGATCCGGAACTGAGGACCACTGGCCAGGGTGCGCAGGTCGCCAGCTTCACCATCGCCAACACGCCACGCCAGTACAACCGGCAGACCGGACAGTACGAGGACGGAGACGCGCTCTTCCTCCGCTGTTCGGCATGGAACGACCTCGCCCAGCATTGCGTGCGGTCATTGGCCAAGGGCATGCGGGTCATCGCCCAAGGCAGGCTCAAGCAGCACTCGTATCAGGCGCAGGACGGCACTAATCGGACCGTCGTGGAGCTGACGGTCGACGAAATCGGGCCATCGCTGCGGTACGCGACGGCGCAGGTCGCCCGCATCAGCCGCCAGGGCGGTCCCGTCTACGGCAACCCCGCATCGCCGCAGCCGACC